GACACACGATGAATTGTTGGCAGAAATAAGTTTGGCATCAAGGGGTGAGTATGCCAGCCTTGCTGTAGCCCTAATTGCAGTAGTGGAGTTGCATAAGCCAGGTGGATATGAGTACTTTGAAAAAAATATTTGTGAGCATTGCACATTAGATCTTGATTATTATGTTTTTTACCCTTGTCCAACTATTCAGGCTATTGAGAAGGAGTTATCATGACTTACGAACAATTATCACTATTTACAGATGAAGAGCTTGACATTAAGACTGCTTATAATACTATTGGCCTTATTGGATATTCTCAATCAGGTAAAGATACGATTGCATCTATTCTAGTAGAGAAGTACGGTTACACTAGAATTGCTTTTGCCGATAAAATTCGAGAGTTTTTGTATGATCTAAATCCTATGGTTGCATGCAGCCCTACAGGGTACTTACAGGACTTGGTAAATCTAGTTGGTTGGGAGGATGCAAAAAAAGAACCTCAAGTTCGTAGGCTACTACAAGATCTTGGAGTTTCCGCTAGAAAGATTGTTGATGAAAACATTTGGGTTACCTTAGCGTTGGGTAATATAGACGTTAATCAACGAGTTGTTATTACCGATGTTCGATTTGAAAACGAGGCTGTGATGATTAAACTTATGGGTGGTCAACTATGGCGTGTAAAACGTATAGGGGTTGGTCCAGTTAATGATCATGTTTCAGAGTCTGAGTTAGAAGGATACAAAGTAGATCAAATTTTTGTAAACAACGGTACTCTAAAAGATCTAGAGGTGTTAATTACTACCAGGATGCGCAATGCCCTCCCAGAGTAGAAAACATCGCGGCTATAGATCTCAAAAAGTTGTTGCCAACTATCTTGCAGAGCATGGGTTCCCGTTTGCAGAATCCACAGGTGCCGGTAGACCAGGAACTGATATTACCGGTACTATCGGTATTGACTGGGAAGTAAAAGCCCGTAAAGACTTCTCTCCCAGTGCCACTATAAAACAGCTAAAAGAACGACATAATGGGAAAGATCTTCCGGTAGCAGTACTTCGCCTTAATGGGCAAGGTGAGACTACAGTGGGAGAATGGGTTGCTATGTTACGACTGGAAGACTTTGTTAAACTCCTACAAGAAGCTGGATACGGTGAAAAAAATGCCTAAATATGACTTTACTTGCACATACTGTGATACTACTGTAGAGATACACCAAGTTATTGACCTTGCTGACCGACCAACTTGCGACAAATGCGGGTACTTTATGGTTAAGGTTTGGACCCCTCCTGCAGTTCATTTTAAGGGTGGTGGCTGGGGAGGCCAATAAACTCCCTGTTTACGCGTACTGACGCTGATATCTAACGTACCGTTTTCCTTTATAGGGCGAATTCAACTCGACACCAAAGGACTACAAACTCGTGATAGAAAAAGATAAAGAAACAGAAGAAAAGTTCCTCCGCGTAGGCGCAGGTTCTAATGCACAATCTGTGGGCTCTGCAATTGCCCACGCTTTATACGAATCCCCCCAAGTTAAACTCCGTGCGGTAGGGGCATCTGCGGTTAATCAAGCCGTAAAAGCAATCGCTATAGCTAGAGGTTACGTAGCTCCAAGAGGGCTAGACTTAACTTGCCGACCTGGGTTCACAACCGTTGACTCAAGAGACGGACAAATTTCTGCGATAGTCTTTACTATTAACGTAAGTTAAGATACTCTTAACTTTAAGAGATCTCTAATCATAGATAGGTACCCACAATGGCAAAGTCTTCAATCCCTAGTCCTGACGAGGCACTAGCAGGTATGGCAAAGCAAGGTCGTACGCCTATGGGCAAAGAAGGAATTAGCTTTACATCTCCTTCTGCGTCACCAAAGGCTGGAACACTAGTTCCAAAGAAGGGCGCACAAGCTGGCGACCCTTATGCACAAGGAAAAGGAACTCGTACAAATGTTCCTTACAGCACATCTTCAGAACGCAGTGGAGCTAGTTATGGAATCAAGGGAGCCCGCTATACAAAGCAGACTGACCCAGCAGCCGGACTAACTCAAGCAAACGGACGTATTGTTCAAGGAAAATTAAACCGTGACCGCTCTAATTACGATGACGGCGCAAGCACTTCTTACTAATCTGGTGTACTATTAATGCTAGGCCCTGGTAACCAGGGTTTAGTATTAATACTTCGGACTACTAGGGGGCCTCACATATGTTAAATACGCTGTATACAGAAGCTAAAACTATACAAGCCACTGCAGTAAATAATTGCATTGTTGGCCAATGGGGTTTAGGACTTTCCCCCGACGATCAAGTTGCTTTTGATAACTCTTTAAATGACGCAGACTTTTCATCTAGAAACCTATTAGCACTTTATAAAAATGCAGGTGCTTCTTTTGGGCTTACTTCATTACTATGTCATAGAAATGGAGATTGCGGATGTCGTCGTTAGGAGAATCATATAACGCTGCTAGAGATGCAGCTGATGTATCTACAGGGCTTAACTCTATTGAGAAGTTACTTAAGAACAATAACTTAAGCGTTGAAGATATAGGTAAAATAACTAAAGTTAGTTTATCTAATAACCCAGACGACACTAGAATTATTCTTTCTCCTAAGTGGGAAAGCGGACCTACTTGGCAACCGGTACAGCAAGCTGCGGCAACTGTTGTAACACCTAAGGTTCGTACAGCATCCCTTATTAGCAGTGACTGGAAAGTTGCTGTAGCTCTACCAGATCCACAGATAGGTTATCGTAAGTATGAAGACGGCACTCTAGACCCTTTTCATGACGAAGCCGCTATGGATATCGCTTTACAAATCGTTGGGTTAGACCATGGTCACCCACTTGCTCAGGTTATTAACTTGGGAGATTTTTTAGATTTGCCTATGTATGGTACTTATGAGCAAGAAGAAAACTTCGCTCATACCGCACAATTGGCGATAGACCGAGGACACCTCTTCTTAGCGCAGCAACGTGCTGAGGCTGGAGATGACGCCCGTATTATCCTTTTAGAAGGTAACCACGATAAACGTTTAACTCGATTTATAAATAACAATGCCGCTGCAGCATACGGAATCAAGGCCGCAAATATGCCGGACTCTTGGCCCGTACTTAGCCTTAATAACTTACTTCGCCTAGATGAACTTAAGGTCGAATTTATTGATGGCTATCCTGCAGCGTCACATTGGATTAACAAGCGTCTTCGTGCTATCCATGGAGATAAAGCTAATAGCAATGGATCAACAGCAGCGTCTTATACAAATGCCCATCCAAACATCTCTACATTATTTGGCCACAGCCATCGTATGGAACAGCAATCGAAGACTATATTTGACCGTGACCAAGCTATTAAAAGTGTTGCGTTTAGCCCAGGATGCTTATGCCGTGTAGACGGAGCAGTTCCTTCTGTAAAGGGCGGAGTAGATGGTAAGGGTCAAGCCTTGCAATACTTTGAAAACTGGCAGCAAGGGGTAAGTGTTATCTTTTATAAAGACGGAGACGACGATAGCTTCCATTTTGATCAGGTTCATATTCATAAGGGTAAAACTATGTACCGGGGAGAAGAATTTAAATCTACTGGCCTAAGTGAGGAGTAGGTAATGAAGAAGGTTATGGTGTCACTGTTGGTACTGACATTGGGCTCGATTGGGGCGTTGCTGTTTCTTAAAGAGATGACGAAAGTGTTGGAATCGGAATTGTACCCGGAAGATGATGAATGACTTTAGCAGTACTGTTTGTATCTTTTAAGGGATAGTTTAGTTATTCCCTCTATAGATACACCTAGGAGTTTTAATGTCAGTTAACGAATGGGCTGCTATAGCCGCCATAGTAACTTTTATAGTATCTGCTATAGCCATAAGTTTTAAGTTAACTATTAAATACTACTTAAACGAACTTCGTCCCAATGGTGGATCTAGCATCAAAGACTCCATAAACCGTATGGAACTGTCACTAGCTCGTTTAGAAGGCAAATTTGAGCAACACGTTGAGGAATCAGACAAGTAATTTAACCTGACGTTACACCTCTTTTAGGGCAATATAGTAATTCGACTATAGGAGGTCAAGATGCCAGCTAAAGGTTCCGCTGGGCTATTTATTCAAATAGCTAAATCTCAGATAGGTGTCATAGAAGGCCCTAGAGATAATGAAACAAAATATGGTGCTTATACTAAATCTAACTTTCAACCTTGGTGTGGATCATTTGTAAATTGGTGTGCTAATCAAGCCGGAGTAAAGATCCCCAATACTGTTTACACTCCAGGTGGTGCTGCAGCGTTTTCCTCAGCAAAAAAGTGGATCCCTGCACCTAAAGCTCCTAAGCCAGGAGATTTAGTCTTTTTTGATTTCCCGGGAGACGGCGTCGATAGAATTTCTCATGTAGGTATTGTTGTTAAAGATAACGGCGACGGTACTTGCGTAACCGTAGAAGGTAACACTGCTTCTGATGCAAAAGGAAACCAACGAAATGGCGGAGAAGTTTGCCAGAAGGTTCGTGGGTACGCAAAGAATACTAAAAAGATTCAAGTAAGTATTGTTGGTTTTGGACGCCCTACATTTGTCCCAGACGAATACGTCAACCCTGTTGGAAAGCAATTAGCTGGTGCGCTAGCTGCCGGAGCTATTGCTATCGGCGGAGGGCAAGCAATTGCAGATAAACCGGTAGATACCAAGCCCCCAGTAACAAATACTACCGAGGTTACCCCACCAGTTGATAGTACAACTGCGACAATATACACAGGGTGCCAAGTGGTTACCCTACAAACGAAAGCGAGTAAGTAATGGATCTAGAATCCTTGAAGCCTATGTTGGCCTCTTATGGCCGTTCTTTTTTAGCAGCAGCGATTGCTGTTTATAGCACTGGCAATACTGATATTAAATCAATTGCAGCAGCAGGACTAGCAGCCGTACTCCCAGTAGCAATGCGTGCCTTGAACCCTAAGGACAATGCTTTTGGTGTAGTAGTTGAGCAAGCAGCAGATGTTGTTGAAGTTGAACTAACTAAGATTGCTAAGAAAGCACCTGCAAAAAAGAAAGCTGTTGCTAAAAAAGCTGTAAAGAAGAAGTAAATGCCTCAGTCACACCAAAACTGGCAATACCTTGGTGCTAGCGGGTACATAGGTTCTTACACCACCACTGGTGGTGGAGGAACTCCTATCGTGCCTCGTAGCTCCATGGACTTTTTGCGTCTTGGTGTGGGCAGAACTCCTTCCGCAGAGTATCCAGATGGATACTTAGGAACTATTCGTTCTCGTCGTGATGATAAGGGAAAACCTTATGCAACTTCAGACACAGTCTTAGATTCTCTTAAGGCTCGTCAGAATCAACGTGGGTATCAACGTGGCGTGCATAAAGGAGAGCGAATTGATCCAGGCGATTATATTTGGCCTGAAGAATTAAAGCCAAACCGTAGACTTAAAGAAAGTAACTATAAAGAGGTAGAGAACGAAGGCGTTATAACTATGCTCATAAAGAGGAACACTCCTAAGGCTAATTTAGCTCCAGCTCCACACCTAGTTAACGACGGAAAAGCCAACGTATCTGCAAACATCCCTATTGAGTTTAACCCAAGAATTGCTCAACAGTTTACTCATCTTAGACCACAGTGGAATTAACATGGCTAAACCTAAAAAAGAAGTTCTTTTAAATCACCGGGAAGCAGCAAAAAGACTGGGAGTTCATCCTGGAACTGTGCACCGATACGTATCTAATGGCTCATTGCCACATGTTCGTACCCCATCAAATAAAATAAGAATTAAGCAATCAGATCTCTCAAGACTCGATGAGTTCTACGGCGGGAAGTTTGAATGAACCAAGACAGCGTATACGATCACTCTAAGCCTAGAGACATTGTTGGCGATGGCCATCAGATTCGCTATGACTATATGGGTCCATTTCAGAACGTTCAAGAAGCTATTATGACAAGAGCTATCCGCTCTGTAACACTCCCCGCCACTATGATCCAAGACCTAGTGCGCCCAGTGTTGCCACAAGTTAAACTATTTCCACCTCGATTTGGATACCGTACTCGTGCATTAGGCATTAGAGATGTTATGAATGTTGATGAAGAGTTCCAACCAACACGTACAGACTTCTCTCAATCTCCAGCCGGATACCAAGGCACTTCTAGAAATGCAACGGAAGGACTTTGGTAATGAGTTCAACTCCCCCAAGACGTGAAGGCAACAAGAACCGCGTTGCTAAGCCTCGTGAACTACTGACTACCCATGAGGTAGCCAACCACTTTAGTGTTTCTCCAAAGACTGTGCGTAGATGGGCAGACTCTGGAAAACTTAGCCATATTAAAACTTTGGGCGGTCATACTAGATTCCACGCTGATGACGTGAAAAAGAAAACCGAAGAAGGTTACAATGGATGAAGTAACCACAGATACTATCTATGATGGTAGTGCGAACTGCAAAAAATGCGGAGCTCTCATGAGTCCATTAGAGGTGCTGTACTGTGATGGAAACATCTGCGCTGCGTGTAGGAACCAAAATTATGAAAAACATATGAAAAGAGCGATGAATGACCGCTAAACCACCAAAGGCAGGCGGTAAGCCTCCTCGTCGTCCTAAAACCGGCGTACAAAAGTTACCTTCTTCTTCTAAGCCTAGTAAGGCAAGTTTCACAAGAGCATCCTCTCCTAAGCAGGACATGCTCAGTTGGAGTAAGGTAGTACGCGATGCCCCTTGGGTAGGTAAACAATCTATGGGCATTAACCCAGGAGACCCACAAGCTATCTCCAGACTTCGCCATAGCAAGAGGTATGTGGCTAGAAGTAAGAAAGTAATTAGGCCTAGAATTAGAAAACATCCCAAGCCTAAACCTGACAAAATAGGCTAAAAGAGAGATACTGTCATTATGAAAAAAATCTTGGATCACGAAGGCAAGCCTGCTAAGTATAAGGTCGTACCC